CAATACAGAGTAAGTGACGGTTCAACATCATCATTACAAAATGACTTTAATGCTTACTTAGGTGGTATTATTGATACACCATCATTATCCGCAACTACATCAGTAGTATACGGTGCAATACCTAATGTTGATTACGACGCATTAGTGACAACATATACTGCGGTTACTGACCCATACAATTGTGTCAATACTTTTGATGATAACGATTTATCATCAGGAACTAATGACCCATGGTATTATGCTAACTTTAACATTTCAAGTGGAAATGCTTATACGGGTTATTCATTCTACTATGTTGTTAGTAGTTTATCGACAGGTGGTACAGGAACCTTTACAGGTGTAATCTCTGGTGAGTCTTATTCATTTACAGGAACTGCATACACTGAATTCAATAACATGGTTGTTGGTACACTTCGTTCTAGAGGTATTTCATTATACAATAATAGTTCTACAAGTGAAAATCACGGACCTGTTTATCAAGTAAGTGGTCTTACAGATTTACAAATGGTAACTACTGGTCAATACTCAGGAGTTACAAGTTCACCTTTCGCAACATTCTTATTATCAGGTGTTACAAGAGATAACGAAACTTTCTCATTTGAGACTTCATTATTAGCGGCATCTTCAAAATACATCACTAAAGTTTTAGGTGTTGATAACTTCGGAAAATCAAGATTTGAAGTCCCTGTGTTTGTTGAAGAGGCATATCAAGGAAGTTTAAATTATGCGTACAATCAAGGGTACATTAGAGGTCTAAACTCTGAGTTAATTGCTCTACCTGACGCTAGAAGTCAATCAAGTCAATCTATTGCTTGGAATCTAGAAAAATATCAAGCACCTGAAACACCATTCTTAGTTTCTGAATTAAGAGGTAATAAAGTTTATAACTTATTTAAATTTATTTCAATCTCCGATGGTGACGCGGCAAACACAGAAATTAAAGTTTCAATTGCAAACTTATCTTATAATAATATGTCATTTGATGTGTTAATTAGAAATTTCTTTGATACCGACGCAAATCCTGTGGTTATTGAAAAATTCACAAATTGTAATTTAGACCCAGCTTCTAATAACTTTATAGCTAAAAAGATTGGTTCTTCCGATGGAGAATACGCTTTGATTTCAAGATACGTTATGATTGAAATGGCGGACGAAGCACCAATTGATGCACTTCCTTGTGGATTCTATGGTTATACACAAAGAGAATATGAAGATGTGTCTGTTTACCCATCACCATACCCTAAGTTCAAAACAAAATACGATTATCCTGGTGAAGTAATTGCTAACCCACCATTTGGTACTGCGGCAGGAGGAACAAATTCTGTTGAGTCAGGTGGAGATATTATAAGAAGAACTTACTTAGGTTTTTCAACTCAATATGGTATTGACGAAGCGTTCTTAACTTACAAAGGAAAACAAAACCCACAAACAGGTTGGGAGACCGCAACTGACTCTATTAAATGGAATGTATTAAGTAAAGGTTTCCACATGGACTCAGGAGCAACGGTTGTTACAATCTCAAACACTTCAATGTCAAGTGGTCAAACAGCATTTGAATGTGGTGTTGCAGAATTTAGAGAAGACCCTGCAACTCAAGAGAATCCTTACTACTTCATCTACTCAAGAAAATATACTGTATGTTTTGCAGGTGGATTTGACGGTTGGGATATTTACAGAGAATGGAGAACTAATGAAGACAGATTCCAATTAGGAGCATCAGGTTACTTGGCAGGAGCATATCCTTCATCAAGATACCCAACAGCTACAGGTGATGGTATGTTTAAGAGAATTGTTGTTCAAAACAATACTCAAGATTTTGCAAACACTGACTACTACGCATACTTACTTGGTATCTTAACATTTGCAAATCCTGAAGCAACAAACATTAACATATTTGCAACTGCAAGTATTGACTATGTAAACAACTCAAATCTTGTAGAAGAAGCGATTGACATGGTTCAATACTCAAGAGCGGATTCAGTTTATATCTGTACAACTCCTGATTACAGAATGTATACACCAGATGCATCGAGTTCTTTAGATATTATTTACTCACAAGAAGCGGTTGACAACTTGGATAATACAGGAATTGACTCTAACTACACCGCAACTTACTACCCTTGGATTTTAACAAGAGATACTGTAAACAATACGCAAATTTACTTACCACCAACAGGTGAGGTTTGTAGAAACTTAGCATTGACTGATAACATTTCATTTCCATGGTTCGCATCTGCGGGTTACACAAGAGGTCTTGTAAACTCAATCAAAGCTAGACAAAAACTTACACAAACTGACAGAGACACATTATATCAAGGTAGAATTAACCCTATCGCAACTTTCTCTGATGTTGGAACTGTAATTTGGGGTAACAAAACATTACAAATTGCTGACACGTCACTTAACAGATTGAACGTAAGAAGATTATTACTTCAAGCTCGTAAGTTGATTTCTGCAGTAGCTGTAAGATTATTGTTCGAACAAAACGACCAAATTGTTAGACAACAATTCTTAGATAGTGTTAACCCTATCTTGGATTCAATCAGAAGAGACAGAGGTTTATACGATTTCCGTGTAACCGTATCATCTTCACCTGAAGACTTAGATAGAAATACATTAACAGGTAAAATCTACTTAAAACCTACGAAGGCGTTAGAATTCATCGACATCGAATTCTTCATTACTCCAACAGGAGCTTCGTTTGAGAACATTTAATAAACTTAACGGGGGTACTAATCATACCCCCTTTATTTGCCAAGTATGAAAAGACAACTTAGAGAGGGATTTAAAGGTGAGGGAACACCAGATATGAAATATTATGCGTTTGATTGGGATGACAATATTGTACACATGCCAACAAAAATAATATTAAAAACTGAAGATGGTGACGAAGTTGGTATGAGTACGGATGATTTTGCAGAATATAGAGGAATTATCGGTAAAGAACCTTTTGAATATAAAGGAGACACTATTGTTGGATTTGCCGAAGACCCATTTAAAAACTTTAGAACTGAGGGTGATAAAGATTTCTTAGTGGATGCCATGAGAGCAAAACTTGGACCAGCGTTTAATGATTTTAGAGAAGCAATTAATAACGGGTCAATATTTTCAATCATCACCGCAAGAGGTCACAACCCCAACACTTTAAAACAAGCTGTTTACAATTATATTATTGACGGATTTAATGGTATAGATAAAGACCAACTCGTTAAGAACCTTAAAAAATACAGGTCGTTTTTTGACGAGGACGATATGACGGACGATGAATTAATCAAGTCGTATTTAGACCTCAACAAATATCATCCAGTATCTTTTGACGATGAAGAAGGAGCTGCCAACCCCGAAGAAGCGAAAGTTCGTGCTATGGAGGGATTTGTTTCTTATATTAAACAAATGGCAAATGACTTAAATAAAAGAGCATTTTTTAAAAATGATGTATCTAATAACTTTGTTCCAGAGCAACCTAGTATTGGATTCTCAGATGATGATGTTAGAAATGTAGAAGTAATGAGTAAACATTTTAAAGATAAACCAGATAATATAGTTAAGACTTATTCTACTGCTGGAGGCGTTAAGAAGGAATATAAGTAGATTATAATCCCGACAAATTAAAAGTAAAGAGAAAAAATTTTTAACAAGACTATATTTATAGTATATAAACAACAAAAAAAACAAAAATTAAAATAACATGGCTGATTTATTAATGAAAATGCCGATACCTTACGAACCGAAACGCCAGAACCGTTTCATCTTAAGGTTTCCATCAAGTTTAGGTATTAACGAATGGTTTGTTGAAAGTGCTTCAAGACCATCTATCAAGATTGGAGCAACTGAAATTCAATTCTTAAACACATCTACATTCGTTGCAGGTAGATTTAACTGGGACCCGATTAGTGTTAAGTTCCGTGACCCTATTGGACCATCTGCGGCTCAAGCACTTATGGAGTGGGTTCGTTTACACGCTGAATCAGTGACAGGTCGTATGGGTTATGCTGCGGGTTACAAAAAAGACATCGACCTCGAAATGTTGGACCCAACAGGAGTTGTTGTTGAGAAATGGATTCTTTATGGAACATTCTTAACAGATGTGAACTTTGGACAGTTGTCTTATAGTCAAGATGCGTTAGCTGATATCACAGCTTCTTTAAGAATGGATAGATGTGTGTTAGTATACTAATACTATTTACATAAAATCATACTCATTTATATTTAACCGTAAAGCTAATAAACTTTACGGTTATTTTTTTATATGGAAAATCAAGCAAGAGACTTCGGTCAAGAAAATTTTACACTACCACATGACGTGGTTCAATTACCCTCACAAGGAGTATTTTACAAGAATAAAAAGAAAGCTATTAAAGTTGGTTATCTTACCGCATCAGATGAAAATATTTTGATGGGTGGGGCGAATGACTTAACTATGGCTTTGTTGAGAGCTAAAATATATGAACCAGACATTAAAGTTGAAGACTTAATCGAAGGTGATGTTGAGGCGATTCTTATCTTTTTAAGAAATACTGCATTTGGTCCTGAAATGACTATCAATGTTACTGACCCTGTAACTAGAAAACAATTTCAAACCACTGTTATGTTGGACGAATTGTCAATTATTAGTAATCAAAAACCAAATGAAGATGGTACATTTACTGTAATGTTACCAAAATCACAATCGACTATTAAGATTAAACCATTATCTTACGGTGAGATTCAAGACATCAGCCGTATGGCTTCGACATATCCACAAGGTAGAGTTGTACCAAAAGTTACGTGGAGAATGGAAAGAGAAATATTAGAAGTGGATGGTTCAAGAGACAGAGCACAAATTGCTAAGTTTATTGAGTCGATGCCAATTGCTGATTCAAAGTTCATTAGAAACTTCATGAATGAAAATGAACCAAGATTAGACATGAACAAAACAATTATGACCCCGTCAGGAGAAAAACTAACAGTGAATGTTGGTTTTGGGGTCGACTTTTTTCGCCCTTTCTTCTGAGTATAGGAAAAGTCAAATCGACGAATTTTATTATTTAACAACATTGTTAAAGGTTTCCTATCAAGATTTTGAAAGGATGCCAATATTTGTTAGAAAATATCTACTTAATAAATGGATAGAAGATAATCAGAAGGACTAAAAAAATTAGTCCTTCTTCTATTTATATAGAAACCAAACTTAGATGCCGTCAAAACAAGAAATAGATGAATTAAAAAAGAGTGTTGAAAGTCTTGCATCGCCTTTAGAGGCTGCGGCCAAGGCTATGGATAACATGTTTGATTTATCCGAAAAACTGAACGCAGCGTTTTTAATGGGCAGAACCCGAATGGACGAATTGGGGGATGCCATTTCAAGGTCTGCTGCAGGAGTAATTCGTTTAGGTGGTGATGCTGCATCTGCGGCGGCCACAATGGAGGGGATTGCGGAAGGGTCAAAAAGAAATGTAATTGCGACCGAAGAACAAGTTTCAAAATTATATGCGGCAAACAAAATATTAGGTACTGATGTAGGTACATTAGTTACCAAATTTGCTGAGGTAGGTATTGAAACATCTCAAATAGGTACAAACCTTGAAAATTCAATTCAATATATTCAAAGTCTTGGATTAAATGCTGATATGGTAATGGACGATGTTGAGGCTAACATGTCCAAAATGAATAGATATCAGTTTGAAGGTGGTATTCAAGGTTTAACAAAAATGGCAGCTCAAGCTTCAATGTTAAGGTTTGACATGCAAGAGACATTTACTTTAGCTGATAAAGTTTTAGACCCTGAAAGTGCGGTTGCAACTGCTGCAGGATTCCAAAGATTAGGTATTTCTATTGGTAATTTGGCGGACCCGTTTGCTTTAATGAACCAATCAATTAATGACCCATCAGGTTTACAAGATAGTATTATTAACGCGGCAAAACAATTTACGGAATTTGATGAAAAAACACAATCATTTAGAATAAATCCTCAAGGTGTGTTAACACTTAGAGAACTTCAAGCAGAAACTGGACTGTCAGCTGCAGAATTAAGTAAAGCGGCAATAGCTGCTGCCGATTTAGATAAGAGGTTATCCGCAATTAGTCCTGAAATACAATTTAAAGATGAAAAGGACAAACAATTGTTGGCCAACATGGCAACAATGAAGGATGGTGAGTATGTCGTTCAACTTAAAGATGATGAGACGGGTATTGTTGAACAAAAGAAATTAAGTGAATTAACGCAAGAACAATTTGACGAAATAAAAAGAAGGGAAGAAGAAAGACCAAAAACTCTTGAAGCTATTCAATCAAGTCAATTAACTATCGCACAAGACATGGCGGCAAATGTTAAGGCAATTGCGGCTAAAGTTGCGTATGGGGTTGCAGCAACACCTGTAGTACGTGAAAATATTTATGGGGCGGATAGAATTTTAAGAGAATTATCAAAAGATGTTTATAAAGCTGTTCCCGAAAGTGCTAAAGTTACTGAAAGCGTAACAAACGCAATTAATGATATGAAATCATTATTTACTGCAAAAGACGCTGGTAAAATATCTGACGCTGATTTCACTAAAAAAATTGAACAATTAGAAAATACTGTTATTAACGGTGCAAATTCATTAGGTGAAAGTGGTGCAAAGGCGCTTAAAGACATTTTAGAAGCCAGTGCTAAAAATATTAAAGGAAGTAGTGGAATTGAAAAAGAATTTAGGGCATTTGCAAATGAAACTTTGGAAGCACTTGGTTCACCTTTAAAGTCTTCTGTTGAGGCGGTTAAACAAAAGGCTCAAGTAAAACCTTTAAGTGAGTCAAATGTTTTAGGTGAAAGGATTTCTAATCAAGTTTCAAAACAAATAGAAACAACTCAACCAAAAACAACTAATGTCACAAACAACGTAACTGGTAATATTAAAATAACTATAGACGGTCCTGTTGGGGCAAATGGGTTAACACAACAACAATTAACTCAAATCTTCAATAGTGAAGGATTTAAACAATATGTTGCAACTCTTGGAAAAGATACAAAAGGTGCGGGTGTTCCTACTTATCAATGATAAAAAAAACTCAATCAACCTATTTATTAGTAAACAT